TACTTTTCTAATCCACCAGTTAGGTTTGATGTAAAGATTATAATCTGTGAAGGTATAAAAGGAACAGACATACCAGCTGGTCCAACTTGGGAAGATTGTCCGATTCCAGAACCAGATTTTGTGATTGTAAAACAAGTGGAAAGAATAGCTGGAGTTACAGAATCTCAGAGAGCAGTTGCTAATGAGCAGTTGTTCTCAGATCTTAAAGATATATACAACGAGGTATACCCTCAAGATTCTACTAAACAAAATGGTGGACAGCCAGCAATCATGACTTACTTTGTAGATACTTCCTTGTCCTTTGGAACTAGGGCGGTTGGATCTACAACTAATACTTCTTTAGAAGGAAATGGTGGTCTTGAAAGATTTATAGAATGGTCTAAGAATCAGGCTTACAATAATGGATTAGTTGACAATGTTGGAACTCCGTCTAGACCTTCCATAGATATTACTATAGGAAATACAGTTAATCTTGGCGCTTTTGATGGTGATGAGGAAGATAGAGTAGGGAGAGATATAGAAAGTTGGTATGGTCAAGCTACTTATATCTTAAATAGAGCTTTAGATATTGATAGGCTAATACAGACCGGAGATTATAAATTGTTTGCGACTGAAGGGTTTGGAACCTTTAATACGGAGACACCCGGATTTAATGTTGCTCCTCCTAGCGGTGGTGCTGTATTTGTGTTTGGAAAATATGACGACGATTGGAAAGTTGTACAAAGGATAGATTCTCCAACCACCACTAATGATACTCATATTGATAGATTTGGTCATGACGTTGCTATCAGTGATCAAGGTAATGCAATTGTAATTGGATCTCCCTACATGTCTTCGCACGTAAGAATATACGAAAGAGATTTTAGTTACGAGTACAGAGATTCTTTTGAGTCATTGTTTATTAATTGGGTTCAGCGCATAGGTGTAAACGATCACCTTGAATTGCGAGAAGCAAGAACATCATTCTTAACTAAGATGAGTGCTTCAATTAGTTCTGCAAATTCAATTAAGTTTGCTAAAGAAGTTTATGACAATTTATCTCCTAGCGGTCAGTATACCTTTAGATCATACTATAACAGTGTATATTATGGTTATAGTATGGCTAAAGAGATTACTGCTCAAGAAATAAATCCACCTCACACATGGTCTTGGTTGACAAGCAAATATCATGCCAATCCAAGGTTAGGATATAGTGTTGACATTAATGAAGACGGAACTCTTGTTGCTATAGGTTCTCCAACAGATGGTTTAGGACCAACAGACGATGGGCTTCTTTGGCATAAGCCGGGACCAAAAGGTAGTGATCCAACACAATGGTTCTCTAAAGTTAACTCTGGCTCTGTAAGAGTTCTCCAAGCTAGAAGATATTATAGTCATAACAAAGTTATGCAGTACGGTGCTTGGGGTAACTTAAATAGAACAATAGAACTATTAAAGTATATGAAAGAAAATGATGCAGATGATATTCAGGCTGAATCTGATATTGGAAAATATTTTAAGTATTTTGAAAATGTATATTCAAATATGTCTAATTCAGTTGGAAAATTAGAGTATGCAGAGAGTAGCTTTGAAGATCCAGAAATTCCTCAAGATGTTGGATTGTTATTTATAATTACTCCAGAGATAGATAGGCTTAGTAAGGAATACATTGATAATATCAAAAACTGGCTAGCTTTAGGTGATAGGAATCTTGTGTTAGTTGGGGATGATCCTATTTGGGAAACTGACGAAAATGGAAACGGAAACGCATACTATAAAAGCAATTCGATTATTAATAGACTTCTAGATAATCTAGACTCTAGAATGAGATTACATCCTGCATCTAACAGATATGAGTCTATGGTAGATCAAGACACGGGTTTATATTATAACAATATACCATCCTTTGTGCCAGACAAGACTACTTTTACATATGTATATGCTGGAAATATTCGAGGCTCTGGCGTTGCTGATATTAGATTACATGAGGAAGGAATGTATAGAGGCTATGATTGCTCAAAGCCAAAAAAAGACACTATACTTCAAGGTCTTGAAGGCATAGAGGCTCAGGCAGCTCAACAAGGTGAAGAACAGGGATACTTTCAGTTAAATAGTAGGTGCAATCATGTTGTTAAGCATGAGGGAGATTTAAGGGCAGAGTGGACTGAAATCTGTTTTGATTGTTTTGGGAAGGAGAAAACTTACAAAGTTAACCCTGCCTTAGTTTATGGCACTCATAACCTTCCAGAGACTTATAATTGTGGGTGCTGTGACGACGCTGTGCCTTGCCCAGAATTTCCTAAGAAAACTTACGAACCTATTCCTATCTTGGCGGCAGCAGAAAAGAAAATTGTTACAAAGATTATACCAGCTACTGGACCTCGTTATAAACAAGTACAATTCATAAAAGGATACGAAACAACAACTGATGAACAATTTGACGGTGATAATGTATCTAAAGAAATAGAATTTGGTTGGACACACGATAGTGGTAATTATACATATTTAAACTACAATGAATTTAATACGACATCTAACAGTCTATTCTTTGATGAAGATAATCCAATTTTAGAACAGAATAATAAAAACGCTTTGTTAATGGCTAAGGCTGAAATTCTAGAAGAGACTGAAGATTACAGCATTACAATACAAGAAACTCTTCCTGTATGCGTTGAAGAAGAAGTAGGTACTAACAAGTCAAAAATTGTTGTTATGACGACAACAGAATTAGAGTCTCAACAAGCTATGAGCTTTGGAACGGATAAAAATGTTCTATTATATATGAATCTATTAGACAAAGATGAGTTTGGTTCATCAAGAGTAGCACAACTTGGTGGCTGGACAGGTAGAACATCCTTTATAGATGCGTATGATAAGTCTGTTCTTGCTAGTACATTTAGGTGGGTATTAAATTACGAGGTTTTTGAAAATGTTCAAATGTCTCAAATCAACCAACAGGCTTCTCAGTTTGACGTACTGTGGATTGCCAATCCTAAAAACGTACCTTCAGACGCAGAAGCTAATCAAATTAAAACGTGGTTAGCTGATGGAGAACACAGAAAATTAGTCATAACCATAGGAATTGAAAGAAGAGCTAATGATTGGGAGTCAACTGCTGACGATGGTGATGAGCAGAGTCTTGTCCAAGCAGAAATGCAAAACAAGGCAAGAATATTAGAACAAATACTTGCTAAGTTTGAGTCAAGGATTAAGCCTTTATATCTTGAGGCTAAACATAAGTATGCAGATGTGAGAGATCGTGGCCTTGCACATCTTCCGTTTGAAAGACCTACTAGTAGCGCTGGTTCTTCGTGGAATGAGTACTTTCGGATAGACAGGTTTAACACCGATTTCATAACAGGTAAACGTGGAGAGTTCTCAAGCTTCGGTCCTATTGGCACTACCCCAACTCTGGCAAATGACACTGTTAATGTTGAACACTTAATTGCTCTAGAAGAGACGTTTAATACTTCATCTTTGTTATATCTCCCTGCTTTCATTACTGAGAAAAAGACTGCTGATACTGGAACTCCTTTCATGAGAACTGGTACTACAAGGGTTGACTTCCCAGTAGAGCCTGAACAAAAGTACAGATTTTACGCAACGTTTTCTTCTGAGCGAAAGTCTGAAGACAGGGTTCTTGGTTTTTATATCACTGATACTAATCCCTCTCCTTTCAGTGTAGAAAAACTAAATGGAGAGATGAGTATATTTGAATTATTAAACCCATTGGTTTATGGTGAGGATGAGTATGGGTTGAAGGCAAAAGTTCCGACAGGTAGTGAAAGACCGTCGTCTCGGCAATACCCAGACCAAACTGGTTATGATGTTCATATCTCTGATGAAGAGTGGGGAGTAGAAAATTACGGGGGAGTTCTTTATACTTACCACGAAGACTTTACAGTTCCAACTGGTGTTTCTGGAATATCAGTATACATACAGGGTGATTATTATGGTAATGAAACTTTAAATCCAGAACGTATATACACGCAAAGATTAATAGCTGTTTCGGGTGCTAAAATCAGTACTAAGATAGAAACTTTCCAGTGGCCTCAGTATGGATATGAAACGGTTAAAGTATCTGATGGTACGCCAGAAAAGATTATTAACACTGAAGTTATACATGAAATAAGTTCTGAAAGTTCTAAGTATTGTCCATCAGATTTCTGCAAGAGCGAAGAAGGCTTTGGAACTCCGGGTCCAGAAATTCATGACGGACCAGTAACAGTTGCTCAAGAAATATATCATCAAGCGCCTTTCCTTTCTGGCTATGAGAGGTCTAGGATTACTCTAATTAGTGATGCCAGTTTGATACAGGGTAAGCAAATTCTTGTGCAAAACCAAGAAAATGAAATAAATGGAGACTTAGTATACCTCATGCGTACTTTGTATCCATCATTATATGACGATATGGAAGAGTATTACGAAGAGTATGGTACAACTCTACAGTACGAAAGCATGTTGAAACTAGTATCTCCAGAAGTTACTAGTCCAGCCAGACTAATGAGTTCTGAGATTAATTCTGGATTTAATAATTTGTTTGGAAGTTATACCCAAACCACAATAAAAGATCCAAGTAGTTACTTTGGTGATGAGGCAGATAATACATACCCATCGAGAGAATGGATATCACCTATGGAGCCAATTATGTCCAAAGGTCCAAGCCATACAACTCCAAGAAGCCCGATGCCTCCTTTTACAGATGAAGATAAACATGCAGCTAGAAGAGGTAAAATAGCTGGGTTCTCTGGCATAATGGATTCTATGGGAAGTTGGTGTAGGTTTAAAACTGATATTAACGGCGTAACCTATGAAGATAATGGTTATGGTGAGGGCGCTAACTCTTTGATGAAGTCGTTTGAATATGACTTCTTAGACTTACACGAAATGTCTCCACATATGTCTGGATATCCCGGCGACCTATTTGGTTATAAGGTAAAGATACATAAAGGTGAAATATATGTCTCTTCTCCATTCGCCGCATTCTCTGGTCAGGACATTACTAGCATAAATCAAATAATAACAAACAGTCCTAAGAGTCCTTTACTTAATGCTCAATTAGGTTTTGATGGCGGTGCTGGATCTGTATATAAGTTTACACAGGACAATAATGGAGAAAGTAAAAATCTAGCCATTCAAACAGCTTGGTCTCCTACTAAGAAATTCAGGCCAGATACACTAAGCGCTGGAGATCAGTTTGGAATGTCGTTTGACATTGACGGAGATGTAATTGCCATTTCAGCTCCAGCTCACGATGGAACTGCAAACATACAGGAGATTACTGACGTAGAAAACTCTGGAGAATTTATTAGAAAAGAATTTAATAATCAATTTGACATACCAGAGATACAGAAAAACGATCTATCTTCTGGTGGATCAACAAACCAAGGCGCTGTTTACACATACGAAAACAAGATATCAGATTGGGGAAGCAAGTCTCAAGATTGGGTGTTTATACAAAAACTAATACCTGAAGGATATAATGCTGTAAACGAAAACGATTTCTTTGGTAGATCTGTAGCTCTAGACAGAAATGCTAGATCTGATCAAGACTACGCTCTTGTTGTTGGTTCTCCTGCTCACGACTATGGTTCTGGCATTCCGTCTTCAGTATTGTCATCTGGTGGAGCCGTTTACACCTATGACGCGATGCTTAGAAGGCCAGCTCCTTCTTTCTCCCATCCTGACACTCATATAGCTGGTAGAATATTTGGCAATATGGATGTTCAAGATCATGAAAAATACGTGGAGTTTGATTTTAGCAACGGCTCAGAGTACGATAAGAATATATATCAAAACGGTGTTGTGTTTGCTAGTCATGATGGTGAAATATTTATAGAAGCATCTGGTCGTGATTATAATCCAAAGGGATATGTTGTACATAGACCATTTATTGAAGAAATTCAAGGTGCATATCTATTTGGAACTTTCCAAGCTGCTTATGCTAGATTGTTTACTGAAGGTACGGCTCCTACAGCAAAGGCTGAAATGAATCTAATTAAGCCTGCGGGCAAGGGAAATGTGTATAATGATATAGAACTAAGGCTAAATACATTTGGAGTTTTAGGAATATCAGACACCGATTCTACTAGCGATTTTAATCTCCCACTCCATGTTTCGGGAAGTCCAATTGGCTCAATTAATAATTCTGGAGATCCTCTTGGATTGTATTACGAAGTAGCAGATTCAGGTGTAGACGAACTTAACTTATTCACTAAGGGGCATTTTCAGCCATCTTAAAATAAATAAAGGAAAATAGAATGTCAACTCCAGCAGTAGCATTTAGTAATGGTCAGATATATAATCCAGTTCCTCTGGTTAGTATATCTAGCAATCCTGTGCAAAATAAAATAGCCAAGTTTCATGATAGCTATACTATTAATTTGGTTGGCACTATACTGGTTGGTGCTGGAGCAAAAGATACGGTAGTGAGTGGTGGTACTTCGGGAACTGTTGAAGATGGTGGTGCGGGGAAGGTACTGTCCATACAAAAACAGATTACAGAGTTATTACATACATCAAATCAGTTAACAATTGGAAACATGGTTTTTCAAGGATTAACTGTTCAGTCTATAGATTTTGAAGAAGGTACATATGTTAATACTTGTAGATATACTGTAACTCTAAATGCTGTTAAAAAGACCGGGGATCTAAACAGTCATTTTGGCTATGTTGGCGCTGAAGGACATTTAGCAGCCACTCAACTTGACACGTATGGTATTGAAGATTTTCAAGAAACTTATGAAATAAGTTCTGAAGAAGGTCAGGGTGTTACCAACGCAGCGGGAACAGCTGCATACGCAAGAATTGATACTATTACAAGAACTTCAACAGTAACTGCGAGGCAGAATCATTCCATTACTTCTAGTAGATATGACGGCAGGTCTGCTTGGAGAAGGGCTGGAGATTATCTTAATCAATACATTGGGACTAATGCTAAGATTTATAATGGAGTTGCTGACTTCATGGGTTTTGCTCAAACAGCTGCTTCTAATGAGTTTAGTGCAAACCATGCTAGAGTTATTTCTGTAGATAAAGCTAATGGTAGTGTAACGTATACAGATACATTTACTTTAATCAAGGGCTTTACTACATCTATAGAAACTTATGAAATTAGTGGTGGAAGTTCTACAAGCTCTCCCTTTGTTACAGCTACTGTAAGTGGAACTATCAAAGGAATGTCGTACTGGGAGGGGACTGAGTGGGATACTAAGACTGTAGACCAAGGTGATTCTCCGATATCTCTCGCTCAAGGAAAATGGTCTACTATATCTAACGCAGGAGCCTGCGGTCTAAGTTCCGAGGTATACAGAAGAGCTAATACTGCTGTAAGTGTAACACTAAATGCAGTACCCACATCTGTTAGTGTAACTGCTAACGAGATTACTGGAGAGGTAAGTTATAACGCAAGTTATGATAATAGACCTACACGTTATTTCCCCAACACTATATCTGAAAACATTACTATAAACGACACACACCCCGGAGATCAGTATGCTATTGTTCCAGTTATAGGAAGTTCTAGCGGTCCTGTTTTGCAATTTACTTTTGGTAGAACTGAATACAGGAGGTCACTTTCCCTCGATTTACAGTTTGATTTTAAAAATGTCGGGTATGGAGCATCGGGCCTTGCTGGAAGTCCAAGCTCAACAGAGCCATATAAAACAATATTAAGAGCGTTAATAGATACTTATAAGCCTACAAGTGTAGGCGCACAGACAGCTTTTTTAAGCCCGCCCTCCGAAAGCTGGAGTCCTATGGATGGAAGATATTCTCTTACATTAGAATGGGTGTACGGATGAGTATTTTATTTGGTGCATTAAATTCCTTTATCGTTAATCCTTACCCAACTGTAAACATTTTAACAAGGACTAACAAATCTCTGATTGGTGAAATAAGAACATTGAAGCCTTTGTATTCTACTATATTAACTGTAGATGTTAGATCGGACGTTTCAAATGCTTCTACGCAAAATATACTTTATGTACAAAATCATGGTAATGGTGGTAGATTTTTATGGAAGAATTTTACAAACCTCTCTACTTCGTACAAGGCTAAAAAAACAGATATATTTTTTAGTAGGTATGTTCATTATATTGCACAGTCTTCAGCATCATCTTTGCCTACTAGTGGGTCTGAATCTATTGGTCCTTTAGACGAACAAACCGTAACTTTTAAAACTGTTCCATCCACAAGAAACAAAAGGGACGTTTCCGCATATAATCCGTATGGCTAGGAACATTAAAAAGGAAGTACAATGGCTCAACAAAACACTCAATTAAAATCTGTTTTTGCTGATGATGCATCTTACAGCAAAGCGACTTTTCAAATGGATCAACAAACCTTTTTGGGAGCTTCAATAAGGTCTTTTTCTGCAAATGCTGGCTTTGGCGACACATCTTCTACTTTAAATGTTGAGCTTGTTGCGGATTTAGATAATGTTGGAGATGGCACTCCAAAGGGAGAGGGACAAGATGTTTATCACGGTGGTCAAGCAGATCATTTCTCTCCACCTCCGGCTGGCAGTCCGGTTTTCTTTGCTATGGGAAGAAATTTTACAAATACTACAAATGCCTATAAACATGCATTAGATGTTTATTATGGAACTAACACTGCGAGCGATGTGGGTAAAAACCATTTTACTTTTGGGGGCATTTTACAATCTTTCGTAAGAACAAAATCTCCAGATGGTAATCCTTTTTATTCTGTAGCTCTTACTGACCCTAGAGAAATATTAGCAAATGTTAAGGTGATTTTAAATAATTACTCTGACACGGTAAAAGAACAAAGTAATATATTAAATGTGTTCGGATTGTTAGAAACAAACACAGAGCTAACAGAAGAAGACATTTTATCAGAGCAACGGTTACACAGGACGGGTCAGTTTCACAGCACAGACGAGCTAGAAGTTACTGATGATGATATAAAGGGGTGTGATGCTGATGGCATTAGTGGTTTTAATGAAGGTTCACTAGAAGAAATATATGGATTTAGATTTAATAATCTTAATTATAATAAGGGTAGCAATTATGGCGGTTCATTTGACCCTAGATTATTTACAGGAACTGGTTTTTCTAGGAGAAATGAAAGAGGTATGCCATTCTTTAGAATTGCTCAAGGCATTAACGCACTACTTGGTCATTACGGTGTACTACCAAGTTACTTGGAAGGTTTTGGCGGTACTATTAAATTTAGAAATTTACATTATGCACTAGACCTAAGTGACGTTCCACTACTGCCCCCATTAAGATTTGTAGATTATGACAGTATTAGCTTGTTGGATTTGATACAAGAAATTTGCGATGAACTGAATCACGAAATGCAAGTTGTTTTATTACCAGCACTTCAGGGTCATCCGGGTACTTCATTGGTGGCTAATGATACTGGAGTACCTGTAGCTGTAATAAAAGTAATTACACAAGATAGAAGTAAGCCTTATAATCTTACCGCTATTCAAAGTTTTATAAATTATTTAGAGACGCAAGATGTTCCAATAAAATCTAGCGATTTAGGGTATGAAGTTAATAATAGTACCACGGATAAGTTTATTGTAGGTGCAAACATAGTGCAAACCCATTACTTTAAACATGGTGGCGGCGAGAGATTACAGATTGACCAGCAATCAACTTGGAAGCCGCAGACTAATTTAACCAGAACTATAATTCCTTATTATGGACTTATAAATAATAGAGGAGTTTCAATACCAGTTGGAGATGGTGATTTCCAACAAATTCTGCTTGACAGCACGGGGTTAGCCGCCAACGGTGTTGGTAACTATTATGTTGCCACAGAGATGGAATTGAGAGCAGCAATAAAAGATTATCAAACTTGGAGGCAATTTTTATTATTCTATGAAAGTGTTTGGATGGAACCTATGAGTGACGGAGATATTACGAATAATTTTTCGTCCTCCTCTTACTACGTAACAGTCCCAAGGTGCGCTATACCACCAATTACAAAAGAAGATGGTTTCAATCTTCTTGCTGGTAAAAACCCATGCCACCCACCTTATGGATACCCACTGTATTGGGGTAGGGCTAGTGCTATTGGTATTGCCACTAGTTCTGTGGTGAATTCTCAATCATTTAACGCCAGAGTTATAGATGTCGTTGGAAACGTGGTTGGATCAGAAGATGGTAAATCCCAAGTAAACATTGATGCAGCCCTAGAAAATTTACAAAAAATGGATGTTAGCTTTTTAACTGCGGAAGAAAAAACTTTTTACGCACAGATAAAGGCTGCTTTAAAATCTGGCAACTTCAGATTTTTAGAAGAAGCTAATGAAACTTCCATATCTTATCTAGCAAAATCTCAGGCTATGGGTAAATCTGGATTGCAAAATGCACAGCGTGTTTACAATTTTGTTAGCTCAATAGCTAGAGATTGTCTTGGTAAAAAGTTCTTAGTTCGTATTCCACAGAAAGACCAAGACAGGACTAGTGATTTTACAACTCCTGATGCTTACTGGGGCAATCAATTTACTTTTGCGGAAGGGCAGGAATTAGTAGTAAATAAAGATCCTATAACAAATGATTATGTATTTAATTACACTCCAGAGCCTTTGGGTGGGTATCCTCCTTTTCAAAACTTTGAAGATATGTTTAAGATTCACCTAATTCCAAAAGATAAGAAGTGTATTACTGGAAGTAGTGGCAGAGTGTTGTGTTATGCTAGGTTTGATCAAAGTCAAAATTTAGACTTCAGTGGATTCTCTAAGGATACATTTACTCAAGAAGCACAAAATGATGATGGGGAATACGAAACAGACATAACTGGTTTTGATAATACTAATTCTTCATATAATAGTTTAGGGAATTCTAATCCAAACCCCAAGCCTCCAGTTGAAACAGATAGTACTGCTTTTGTTAAATGTACTTTAGATAATAAACTTTATATGCCGCCAAAATTTAGCGATGTGACTTCAAAATCATATTACGGGGGATACGTATTTGAATCTTTAGAAAGAAGACCTTTGCAGTATGTAGATAGCATAACCGGAGAAACAAAATCTTATCAACCTTCCCCTGCTTCCGTTTATTCGCCAACAACTGGATCACAAGGAGATATATCTAGTATCAAATATATGGACTTAGATTATCTGCACACAAGCAGCCAAGCTAATATAAATTTTAGATTTGAAACAGATTATGTGTATGCTCTAATCACTTTGCCTTCTAGGGTTGCGGCAACAAAAAGCTCTGCAATGAAAAATTGCGAAGAGCATAGTTTGCAACCATTGAAGCACATAATGCAATCTGATATTGTTCCAATATTTACTAGTCCAGCTAAGGGTCAATCTGGACAGACTAAAAAATTAAATTATGGCGTGGAAGATAGCGCTCCTGACGATGTGTTGGCAAATGAACATTTCGATAAAGCATTATCTAAAACTATGAGCAATTTATCCTACAGTTTTCCTAATAAGATTAGGGTGTTCTCCCCTTCTCCAGTTATGCCAGACAGAACCGCTATACCATTAATGCATAAGGATTCTTATGGCCCTTGGCTAACTAACACTAACGATGACGGAGATATTGGTGGAAATATTGAGTTTGTAAAAGATGAGAGTTTAGCTCCTTGGAATTATGCTGGATATGAAAGATTGGGTGAAGCTGGTAGTACACTAGCTAGTCTTGGATCTTCTTTCCAAATAACCTCAGAACGAGGCTCTGTTACGTTTGCTGGTGGCCCGCAAGGTGGCTTTCAGTTGGGTCAAGCGCTACAGGGAGAGGGTGGACCTTTGATTACATCTATCAATGTGGATGTTAGCACAGCTGGTGTAACAACTGTTTATAAAATGGACTTATTCACAGCTTCGTTTGGAAAGTTGCATAAATATAAACAAGAAAAAATTGGTAGAATTAGTAGAATTGCACAAAAAATAGAAGACGAAAGGAATGCTCTAGAAAGAAAAGATCTAGGTAAAAATTCTACAAACCAAAGTTATAAACAATTACAAGATGAAATTAGAAATAATACAATAGGTACTATAAAGGATCTTGTGAATTCAGAGAGTCAAGTAGCCGCTGTTCCCCCTAACAAATTCACTCTTACAGTTACCAATCAAAATTCTTTTGTCGATGATGGTGGTAATTCTAATACATCTGCAAGTCAATATAGTTCTTCAGTGCTGGATGGAGAGGGAATGGAGCATGGTTTTAATAAATTAGGAAATTCTCCTGAAAATTTATCAAGACAGTACTATAATAGTGTACAGTGTTCTTTAGAAGACTTTAAATCACCAGCTTCATTGGAGCCACATGCTACTATGTCTAGTAAGGACGCTACTAATATTAAGTCTAGGAGTAGTTTTTATTCAGATGAGGATGATTACACCTTGGAAGATATTACATATTGGAGGATATCGTGAGTTCTGGAAATATATTTTCAAAAAGTGTTGATAATCATGTATTTGTTTTTTATACAAAAGCTCTTACAAGTATGGGAGTTGGGGGATTTTCTATAGATGGTTTTGATGAGTTCAGGCAAACGGATTTTGCTAAAAATGTTCCAGCTAGTTCTCCAAACTCAACTAATCCTGTCACATATGCCGGTGGAGACCAAACGGGTAACTATACTTTTTGGGATGGAAATGAATACAAACAGGGACAAATTAGCGCCAACAGTCTTGTTAGTTTTATACGAAACCACGAAAATTATGACGATGATACTCACTCCTCTAACACTGGTGGTACTTTATTAGATATATTAAAAAGTGTTGGTGGGTGCGTAGATTTCGGAGTTGTTAAGTGTTTTTTCTATGATATTGGTTCACACAGTAACCGTAGAGTTCTGAGTGAAAAATCGTCACCATTAATTACGGATAATCCAAGAAGAAGTACTGGTGGAATTTATGCGTATCAATACACGCAAAATCAAAAAAGAAAAGGTGACGTAGGAACTTATGTAGATATCAAGAGTCCTAATATAGACAATGTTGACTTAACTGTTACAGCTCCATTAAAAGTGCATTACAATGAGAACTTAGGTTGTTTTGAAAGTAATGCTCCGATTCTAGCAAGGCTGGTTACAGATGTAGACGCAGCAGCTGTAGATGACTTTAAGATAGATATAGATGACTTAAAAGATAAGGATAAGGGATGGAATGATGGTCAGTTTTATGCTGCTAGTGGTGAATATTATAATTCGTCTTTTACAACAGGTCTAGCTGTTCCTATGAGTATTAAGGAGGGTAATCCAAATGCTTTTGGACCCAACTTAATTAGTGTTGATGCTGATAGTAGTGGCGAGCCTAAGAAAGTCATAGAAGCAATTAGAGTTGTAAACAGAAGTGATATTAGTTTTAAAGAAGGATTATTAGTTCTCTGTAATCATATTGATGGGGAATGGATTATTCAAAAATTCTTAGAAAAAGAAGAGCTGCCAGCGCAGGCAACTAGAAGATTAGGTCTAGGCAATTGGACCTTCTGGATGTACGTAGCTAGTTCTGATGAATTTTTTAGAGACGGCATTGGAGGTAGCAGAGTAACACCAGCAATGGCTCTTGAAAATATACTCAACAAATGGGGTGGTGGAACTAGTACTATGACATTTAATCCATACGTTCAACTGTCTAGTATGGATTTTGCTAGTACGGCATTTGGTGGTTTTAATAGTTCTTCATATGTGCATAGATGTAATATTGATGTTTCTAATGATAGCTCTGTTACCAATCCTAGCAGGTTAGACGATTTTGACACATTTGGTGTGTGGTGGGGAGCTTCTTTTCCAGATGGTTATCAAACCATGAATGGAAGCTTTAATGTGCCAGCAGATATTGGTATTTGTGGAGACTATGCTGATTCTAGTATAAGCTGGACCTCACCAATTGAAAATACTCTTGAAATTGCATTTGCATGTAATAATGTTGGCGCTCTTAAGACAAAGCTACGAGCTATTGTTGATAGTAGAATTACAAGAGGTGCAATAGGAACATCAGTTACTGGAGAGGGAGATGGGGGAGACGGTGACGGCGATACAGGCGGTGGTGGAGATGGTGGTGATGAGGAAGAAACAGCAAGCACAACTGGATTTTATTCTTACTGGGTAGATTCTGCCGAAGGCACTACGGGCAATTGGATTGGTGCTGGTAAGCAAGCCCCTAATACTCCTACAACAAGTTCTTCTAGCAGTAGCTCTAGCAGCAGTAGCTCTAGTAGCAGTAGCTCTAGTTCTAGTTCTAGTTCTAGCTCAAGTTCTTCAAGCTCTTCTAGTAGTAGCTCTAGCTCTTCTAGTTCTAGCTCAAGTTCTTCAAGCTCTTCTAGCAGTAGTTCTTCTAGTTCCAGTTCAAGCACACCAACGACCACGACAACGACCACCACAACAACTCTATTCCCAGTTCCACCAACAACTTTGCCAACTATTCCACCTGTTCCATCGGCAACGCCGTTTACAACTGGATCAACTGCGGCTCCAACTCCAGTATCTACACAACCTACCCCTCACGCACCGGCTACCCCTCCTCCTGCACCATAATATGAAAGGACAAAACAGTGGCAACAATATATCCAGCTTGGGCTGACGGAAGTGGATTTGGCACACCTAATAGTCAATCTAGAGGAAGACTTTCTAGTTTTGATTTAGGTTATAGGCCAGCTAATCCAAATAGAGTTAGCTTTATACCAATCGGGCCGGAGTTCATTGGTTTATATGACGATAATGCTAGAGCTGCTAATATGCAAAGCGGATATGATACCGTTCTTAAGTGTAGATTTTTTCAAGATCATTCTCAAGTGCTAGCTGTTGATGGTCAATCTAATGGAGTTCCTAGCGCGACATTTGCAAGATCTTCTGGTGCTATTGCTAGAAATGGCACTAACATGGATTTGGGTGAACCATCTGAAGGTCAGAACGTATACTCTACAGCTGGAAGCGGCGGCAAAGGGTTTAAGTATGATGTTTATTGCGATCATCCAACAATATCTACACCTATGGGAGTGTGGGACGCTTTTGACAATACTGGCTCTCCAGCTGGAAACGGTAGCAATTGTGTAGGAATTATTGTGGCAAGAATTACAGTAACAGTTCCCGATGGCGGTCAAATTAATATTACTACTGATGAAAGTATAGGAATGGTGGGAAGGATTATGAGTTTTGGTTTTTCTCAGCCTGTTACTCAGGGTATAGGCTCAATGGGCTTGTCCACTGTTCAAAGTAATTATGTACAACCACAAACGAAACGTTACCCTGCTTGGGGTTCTACAGAGAATGGGTTGCATAGTTTTGGAACAACCTCTCTACATACTATGGTTTGGGATGCTTGGCCCAACGAGTGTACGCTTATGCTGGGACAATATTTTTGCCCACTACACCTTTTTCCAAATCTAGCAGGAACTAATGCTGACACAGAGGAACCAGATCAATCCGTAGGTACAATAATTAATATGGAAAATGCTGATGATATAACAATGACAACTAATACAAACCTTAGAGGACAATTAGTTACTGGTGGATACCAGCATTCTACTAAGTCTATTGGGGCTGGTGATGATTTTGAAATTGTCCGTGCTGGTGCAGGATTTAAAGTAGGTGATATATTAAGTAGCCAAGAATATGGCATTGAGATGAGGGTTGCATCGGTAGACGATAGTAATGGAGTAAAGACAGCAACATACGTAGAAGAAGATGGTCAGAAAAAAAGAGGCTCATTAGACGCAAAGCAGCTTAGAGGAGACAATGGATTTCAACTTAATTTCAAATCAGCTGCTGCCACCAAAAGCTGCAAGATAAAATGGATGGAAGGTATCGTGTATAATGAAACAACGATACAAGGTCCAAAATTAAGAAGTTATCCCAAACGTGTTTCAATTAGAGGAGATGGAACTATTGGGGCCAGAGAGGGATCAAAAACAACAGCCTTGTCTGTTGATCAGAATAGCGATGGGCCACGACCCGGAGCTTATGATGTATTTTTCTTTTTCCACAGTGACGCTGCTGTAAACCCTAGACAGTATGGATTTGGCAACCAAACAGCTATAAGACAGCCAATTCGACACATCACAGTCGATATTAACTGATTTTCGTGTATATATTACAGACAGCCCCACAATTATATAGGAGACTCTTAAAATGGCAGAGATCAAATTTTACGCTAATGTTGATGGCACAGAGTCAGACACATTAATAAATCATACCACTGGAAGTGGTCTGGGTTTTTACGGATCAGCTCATGGCATTTCCGTTGCGCTTGGTACTAGGCAGGATACTACTTTTGTTACTAATGCCAATGGTACTGCTGAAGGCACTGCTGTAAATAATACTAAGTTTGATGGTTCTAGAACTGCTGCTCCGGGGTCTGTAATCTCTAACCTGACAAGTGATACAAAAACTCTAGATGAAGTGCCAGCATACGCAGCACCTCTAAATATTAGATTCACACACGACACACAAGTGATGACTAAGAATCCTAAACTGAGGATCTTTGATAGAAATAATATTAACAATCATGCTTCTGGTGTTACTACTTATATTTACGATGTAAGAAATAGGAGTGGTAGTTTTGGTACTTCTAAAAAACTTGCACATAGATCTACTAGCTGGAGTGCAGATCAATGGTTTATATTTGAAAAGGGATATGCTAATTTTGATGCCAATAAGGGTAACACAAATCCACCACTAGAAGATATGCCTCTTACAGAATCTCCCGGCATGAGTGGGCTGAACACACTTGATAGTGACACTTCTCTAAATCAGGTAACAGGAGCTACTGTTGAAGGTTCTACTCACAGGTCTCTACAACACGATTGGTATATTGCTATGAGTGCAGAGCCTACTGCCATTGGTAGTGCCGAAGATTATGCACTATACTTTAGTGTAGAGTATCTATAAAAAATAAAGGGGGCTTTTCAGCCCCCTTTAACTTTAGAACAGATAGAGTTTCCTTTTATCTATCATTCTAGAGTACCCTTTTTGGAGTTCCACTTCATCCAGCCGCCGTCAGGTAGCCATGTGTCTCCATCTTTACGCTTGGGGAATAGACCTCCACCTTTCTTCATAGAGCCAAACGCAAGTTTAGCTCCACAATCTGCGCATCGAAGTTCAAAATATTCGTTTTCTTCTACGGTTCTTACTACGAACCTTAGATTTTCTGAACCACACTTACCACATTTACTTTCCTCAAAGACTTCTTGAAATCTTGAGATTTGAGTAAACAACTCTCTGTGAGTATCAGCTTCAAATTCTGCTGTGATCCTGTTATTTGCTGTTGTATAATTTAACTTCATTTAATTTCTCTCCATTCTTGGTTATATCCCACGATGTCTTGTGGTATTGTGCTTTTATCTCGTTGATAGTCGTTGAGAACATCAATGATTTCGCTAGCGACTTTCTTTGAGATCTTACGATTCTGATCTACTTTAAATATGTCCTTGAATAACTTTCCTCCATTTACATTGAGCTGTTTGCATTTAATGTCAATAAAGTTGTATTGTGCATCACTCATCCTTCCGGTGTCATCATAATCACCAGCACTGCTATTGTTTTGTTTTGAAATGTCACGCACAATCTTAGCAGTATCTTTCTTGGTAAGTTCCTCTGCTGCCACACCTTTAATCTTAAGTACTTTTCGTAAAGCTCTGGCTTCTGCTCTAGTGCTGGCTATAGCCACAGCAAAAGCACAAAACATGTCATCAGTATTGCCCTCCCAAGAGTCTGCTACCTCAGAGCATCTGAGTCCACTAGCAAATTCTATGGTGAAAATTACTGTAGCTCTACCGTGATGGTCGTCCCTTTCTGTGGGTTTTACCCAAGTTGGACCACTAAACGAAATTGGTCCCAGAACAAGCTCAGATACTCTTCTAAGCCCCGTTACTAAAGGATGCCCATTCATCATCTCATCTTCCTGAAAGAGCGTCATAGCGTAATCATGCCACTCTGGAGATAGCATAGAGGGTGAATCTTCTAGTACTACATTCTTAACTGATGTATCAGTATTAGATGGTGTTTGCAATTCTTCTACTCCTGCGAAAAGGTTTTCTTCTGTTTCAATCATAATAGTCCTTTCATGCTTCAATTTCAATGTAACGTTCGGATTTTTTTGGAAATTTATTCTTGATCACCTTCAACATATCTATCAACCTATTTTTTAGATTTTCTCTATCATTTAAAGATAAAGAATCAGACAAGTGCTTTACTCTAATTATAGCAAAACCTTTGCTAAGAATCAACCCCGTTTTATGAGAATCTGATTTTATTTGTTTTTGTAGTTTTTCTTCTCCCCATATTGGCAAAAAATGAGAAGGTCCATCTATCTCTATTATAGTCTTTATATTAGGAAAGTACAGATCAATTTCTAGGTTTTCGTTTGGTATAATATTTTTAGTATGAACTTGTACGTTTAATCCATTTCTCACAAATTCATCTCGTAAAAACTTTTCTAGCTTAGACCCTTCTTTCCCAGCAATCTGTATAGCTTTTATAGCAGCTTGCGTCATGTTGTTTTTTTCTTCTTGAGACATGTTTATCCATCTCTGTTTAGCTCTACTAACGTGTGCTTCATAAGTTTCTTTGTCCATATTCTGCCAACGTTTCTGTAATCCAGAACTAATCTTAAGTCTTTCTTCCTTTGTTCTACGTTTACCTTCTGTTGGTAATTTAGATTTACCACTACTTAAAGCGTTTTTCTGAGCCTCGCTTTTTGTTTTCATTTGTACACCATGCTTTACAAGTATACGCCTAATTTTGTTAGGGTATGTGCTAAACATCTTAGCAAGATCATAAGTGCTTTTATTGTTATCTGTATATAACTTTACTATTTCTTTTTCATTTATCATTGTGTTTGTTCCATAATTATGTTGATAGAATTTTTAAAATCCTCAGAGTAACCTATGGGTTTTTTGCCACTAATTCTATAAAAGTCTTTGGCTAAATCTTCTGAGTAGCAAAATGTTTTAATTTTTTCATCCTCTAGCATTTTTAGTGTTGCCAAAACATTCTTATGCCCCCACCCATATCCTAAAATCATATTAATTCCATTTGCTATATTTTTAATTCTTAGAGCGGAGCTGATTGATAATACAAGCAAGCTACCTCTAAAATTCCATAAGTCTGAAGAATGAAATATTCCACAAGGAAGTTTTGATTCTATGTGTCCTATTTGATCATAGAATATACTAGCGTCTTTAATTACATCTTGATAAATAGCTCTGTTTATTTCCTTGCATATATTATTTGTTATATCATTATCACCTATTGAGTTTAAGTATACGCCAAAATTATTCATCCGTTTCTTCCTCTTCTTCCTTTAATCCTACGAAAAAGTTTTTATATTTTAGGCAACCTGTTACATAAAAATAGAATCGCTCTAATGCATGTTCTACATTGCCATCTTCTCTATAATAGTTTTCAAAGAAACTTTTATGCACACAATCGTGCGCTAATTTTATAACATTTTTTCTAGCCATAAACATATTGCCAGCAGTAAATCTTGGGTTTAGTAAGTCAGTATTTATTAGCCCCGTATCAGTTAGTAGAATGTATTGAAGCTCCCTATACCATGTCAGCGTGTGTCTGGCTTGAACAATTTTTAGTCTCTTAGAATAATTTTTACTTTTAGACATGCCTGTTAATATATCTTCAGTATACATATTCATACAATGTTTAGTTTTTCCAGCCGTGATTAACCCTATATCATCATCGTTTATTATATTATCTACGTCTTCATAATTAATAACTGGATCTATAATTTCGTCCAGCCAATCTATTCTTTTTATTGTTTTATCATGACAGTAAAATACCCACTCTGTTTCGTCTTGATTTCGAGGAAAGCTGTGGAAGAATCCGTATTGGTCATTACCAACATTGTCTACCACAACGTGATCTACGTTTTTAAAAATCGAATCAGCGTGTGATAATATTTCTTGATTATGTTCTCCATTTTTATTTAGAGATATGTATACATTACCGTCAAAAGCGTCTCTAATCTTATCTAAAAGATATATTGATGGCTCTAGATAAAACAAGTGAACATGAAAAGATATTTTTTTACTGTCTAACATTTAGCATCTCCATAGCGGCTTCATTAAATTCTCCGTGAAAACCAAAAGATTTATATGTCTTTACATCAAAGGGGTTAAATGGTTGTAGTGATGACGAGTGTTCTACTGAAAATTTGTAAGCTGTTTTTGTATCTGGGAACTTAATATCTTCATTGCTAAAATGTTTATAATTACTATAGCACATATACCAATCTTCTGGAGCTATTGGCAATGCTAGTTTTTGGCTTGGGTGTAACCACTCGCAGTCGTCTGGATTGTATCTTAATTTAGAACTAACTTCTAAAAATTTTTTACTTCTCAAAGAGAATCCACCATTTCCTATGTTGTTTCTAGATCCTACTGGCACACTCCAAGGAGCGCCGATATAATCATACTCTAAGAACTCATCACGCCACCTGTTTCCGTCTATCACGAAACCGTCCCATTGCATTAGTAGGCAATAGTCTGTGTCAATAAAAGAACACAAATCTTCTATACATATCCTGTTATACTCTCTAAGATCAATAGTTTTGTCTAGTACCTGAACATTGATATTAGGATACAACCTGTGATCAATCATCCTCCTGTGCGCTGGATCTAATTTGTCTTCTGTGATTATTAAGCTTTTACCAAAACTTATTTGCGACATGGAATAATCCATAGCGTGAATTGTATCTTGGAATTTATCGTTGTGACAAATTGATATAATCGTTACGTCTTGTAAGTGATTCATTTCTTTTTAGGTATTTGAGAGAGCAAAGATTTAACTCTATTTCTAGAAGTATGCTTTGCTAATACCTTCTCCTGTAGATCCTTAAAGTCTGTGATCTTATCTACGCATGAGTAATTTAACTTATTCCCAACACCAAATACTTTATCACACGTATCATCAACCATGTCTGCTTTTTCTTGATCCTCTAAGTCATAATAAGTTGGCTTTCCAATAGCTAAAGAGTGAAAGAATAGTTGAGGGATGTAGTTTCCAAATTCTTGAAAGACGACTTCTTTATAGTTTTCTAGTAGTGGGCTTAAAATGTTAATTGGAAGACACAAATCTGCAATATTAGCTAGTTCTTTAGCCTGAGAAGCCACATGAAAAGTTCCATAATAATTTCTAATATTAGGACTTTCTTTTCCAGCGACTACTAGTTTATCTATATTATAATCTATGCTCACTTCAGTGTCAAAATTGGTATCGACAGACTCCATAAACCTTATAACTTTAATTTTTTTAGTCATTGGTTGTTTATCGTCTCTTAGATTAGATATAAAAAACGGACAATTAATTTTTGATTCTAGTATAGCAGATTCTATTTCTAATACATCATTATTATTTGTTCCATTAATAGATACTATCAGGTTAATATTTTTTTGTTGTGTGATATACATAACTGCGTCTCTTGACAGCAGATTAGTTGAAGTAATATATACGTCTGGACCGAACCTATCAAATGCGTCAAATATACTTTCTTTACCCTGCTTCAACATATATACTTCATGTTCTTCCATTGCATGTATATGTTCTGCAAAATACAAAGCTTGGGAACTGGAGGTTGTAGTATAGTTATCTATTATAAATTTCATATTTCTTTCCTCTAATTTTCATAAACTTCATATTGGATATTTGATTAATTTTTTCTTTAACCTGTATTGCTTTTACAACATATTTTAATGATATCAGATCGTTTAGTATTTCAAAAATAAATTTATTTTTATATTCACCACTTGACAATATTCTTTTCATAAGACTAATGGCTCTTGGGTTGCAAAGGACCAGTATGTTTTTACACTCCTGACAGCCACCGTAAGAGAGATATTCAACTTTATCTTCTTTAGATATGTTTGCTCCCACGTTTCCGCTTTCGTTTTTCTGTTTTGAGACTACAATGTGACAACCATCAACACCTAGCTTGCTATAAACTCTTTCCGGCACAGACATTGATCCATCCATAATAATTATTCTATTGTTGCTTATATTGTTCATTATAATTCTTAAACTTTCACAACTATTACTATCAAAATAATTAGTATTCTCCACCACTCTAATGTTTTTCTTTGAGTGATTTTCGTGAATGTGACGAATGACAATATCAGACTGATAGCCTACGCATATTATTATTTCATTTTTTACATATTTTTTATTTATAGAATTAATTTGTTTGTCTAAAAGTTTCAGCTGATGGTCTATCATAGCCATTTGTAGTTGTTGATTCTTACTTTTGCTAGACTGTTGATCATACAGTATGGCAAAGCTTAATAATCTTTTATCTACTTTTTTGGCCTGTTTTATTTTTGTCATTAGTTCTTCCTTGAACAATGTATTTCATAAAAACTATTTACATAAGAAATTGTATCTACAGAAAAGTTTTGACTCATTAAAGCGGATATAATATCCTTATAATTTTGAATAGACTTTATATTTTTTAAAGTGTTGTTTAGTTCTTCTATTGTTATTTCTTCTGACTTATAATCTCTATAAAGTTTTTCTAGGCAAATTCCTCTTATGACTAACTCACCTTTTAGTCTTACTTTTTTTGTAGCCATCGCCATCAGTTCAATAGAATCTTTATATTCCAAATGGTCCATAGCTCCGTCAAGAACTACTAATTCACAGGAACTGTCTATTACTTGTTCAATGTCTTTACATTCTCCATCTTTTACTTGAACAATAGCGAATCCTTCTATTGCATCTTTTTGGTCCGATAAAATTTGTAAATTCATATTTACCTTTCATAAAATTGTTCTAATAATACTTGCCATTGTACCACAAAGTCTTCTTCTGGTTCACTATTTATAATATAATTATCTTCTATGCCCCAAGCTTCAGCGCATTCTTGACTTGTGAATACATTTAAATCTCCCCTCATAGCCGTAAGTTGTTCTAATTGTTGCTCCATTTTGCTTATAGATCTAGGCATAGAGTGTTCAACTACAACAAGTGGTAATTCTAAGAGATTAGAAATCTTTCTACCAGAAGCATATTGTCCCAACTTGTGCTGTACTATTACAACATCAAAATTAGTCCATATAGGAATTTCATTCTCAGGAAGTATAAAGTAATTGTCAGGTTTTTTATACTCTTCGTGATCCCATTTCTTTAATTGTTCCGATGAGAATGCGTAAAAATTATGATCAGTCTTGCATAGTTTCTGTTCATACTCTTCGTTAGTAGTAAATATGATACAGTTGCAAACTTTTTTTTCTAAATTTATATTACTCTTGCTAATTAATCTCTTTAGTTTATTCATTTAGACTTTCCTTCATCTGTTTGCCAATAGCTTCATAGTCAAACTCTTTACCGACACCCATGCCAGCCTTGCGATCTATACTTTCTTTATTTTCGTAGTACCAACGCATTGCTTTTTTACATTCTTTTTCGTCTGGAGAGAACCAAAATTCATTACTTTTATATAAATTTTCAACTGGTGGATTTGGATCAAAACATATTGTGCTTACACCGTTGATTAACTTTCCAATATTTTTGTCTTGTTTTACAAAGTCTTTATAGCCTCCAGTGTTAGAGCATATAGGAGTTTTCCCATGACACATTGCTTCAAATCCAGTGATGGAAAAATCTCTACTTTTTGTTATGTCTACATAACAGTCGCAGCTAAAATGTAAGCTTTGTTGCTCTAAAATATTCAGCGGTTTTGTTATAAGATAAACTGGAGGAAAATGAGAATGGTTCTTATTGACTCTCATAGCCTCTTTATTCTTATTTATATAATCAGAAAAATAATTTTTCATATTTTCTTCTGTATGTCTTGTGTCGTACACATTAAATACAAAGCACACATTGTCTGAGTTATCAAATTCACTTAGATAAGATCTTATCAATCCGTTTAGATTATTCTTCTCTCCCACTGATGATGAGAAATAAAACTTAAACTTATTGTTCATGTCACCTAAGTCTATTTTCCTGTCTACTTTGCCGTAAAGTTCTGTATTAAAAGTCATTGGAATACAACTAGCTTTAACTCCAATGTTTGTCAAATTTTCTAAGCTATCCTTGTTGTTTACCCAAACCTCATCGACCATATTAAAATAGTGATACCAAGGATGATTCTCACTAATCTCTGTGTCTATATGTGCGCAAAGAACATTTTTCTTAAACTTGTTACTTCCTATAACCATGTTTGGAAGAACGTGTTGAATGCAAATATCTACATTTTGTGTATCTTTTTTTGTTAAATTTTCTATAAATTCTGGTACATTACCTTGACTACTTTGTAAAGGAATGTTTCTACAAACCACATCAATTCCAGAACTCTGTAACGACAAGACCCTGTGTATTGCAGAATATGACCAATTAGATTTTTCGCCAAAGTGGGCTACATATAAAACTTTCATTTGTTATTCAGAACCTCCATCCTGCGACTTTCCCAGTAGTTTATATTGTCTCTCATTTGCTTCATTTTTTGATAGGCAATATCAAAATTAAACATATTTCTATGAGGTGTGTTCTCGAAAGCTGTAGAGCATTCGTTCATATACATACCTCCTGTCATATTTGTGGCACTACCATACATTAAATCTCTAATTGTTCTAGAGAACATGTAAGTGTTTGACCACTCAGGAAGTCTTAGGACTTCATTTATTAACCAGTATGCTACATCTTGATAAGAAGCTTGTGGTGCTTGCTCTGGTTTTGGTGATGACTGCTGTATGTCAGGAGTTGAATACCAAGTTGTTTTTGGGTCTGCGATTTCTACACTGTCAAAATATTTCTCCCACTGAGAGCCACTTTTATCCCACTGAAAATGTTCTAAGAAGTTATTGCGGCAATCAAAACCCTGTTTTTTCCTCATTGCTTTTGGTATATTAAAAAATTCTTCTAGTTTTTTGGCAGCTATTTCATTGTCTGGAACAGCTCTCATACATCCAGTTTCTAATTCTTTGTAAAGAGTTTTTACTGGTAGTGGAGTGCCACCTAGTTTTCTTATGACACTCTCCATAGCAGAATAGTCTACACTCATAACAGGAACGCCACACGCAGCTGCTTCTACTTGGGGCAAGCCAAAGCCTTCAGAATTAGCGTACTGAATATATACATCAAACGTGTTCATGATTTCAGCTAATTGTTCATAAGTTAAACCCTGTTTTACATTTGATAAAACTGATGTAAGTTTTTTAGTATATGGCGATTCTGCCTTAGCGCCACGAAAAACAGAAGCAAACGGTTGTTTAGTTTCTGTACACACATAAGTAAACAATACTTTTGAAGATAAATCGTATTGTTGTAAAAGCTCTGGTATATCCCATCCCATATCTGGGTAGCTTGTGTGACAATACAGCCTCAAGTTTTTATCATTTGTGCTATCTAGCAACTTTCTAAATGTTTCAAAAAGATCGGGATACAGTTTTCTTCTTTGATTTCTCATTACAGTTCCTATAATTTTGAAATCTAAATCTATACCTAGTCTTTTCTTTATGTCATCCACATTTTGCATTGGTTGGTATGCTGGATGAGCAGAGGGTGGAGAAGATCCAATGTAGTTTATTTTACCACCAGACTGTTTCTTTAGTAACTCTCCAGACCAATCTGAATAACTTAAACAAGCATCTGCGTTTTGATAACTAGCTATCCATTGTCTAGCTTGTGGTTGAGCATCAACGGTTGGCATTATGCACCATTTAAAAAATTTCCTAAATGGAGATCTCTCTTCAAAATCCATCATCCAAAAATCTCTTATATCGCAAACAATATCTGGCATAAAATCTAAACAAACATTTTCAAATACATATTCTCCAAATTGATTAGTTGCTTTAGAAGCAAATGCTTGATGCTCTTCTTGACTTGCGCTTCTAGGTAATGCTACTGGATAGAACTTCCAAGGTATTGATGAAATTCTAGGGTCATCAGCTTGACCATACGCAGCTAGTTCTGCTATTTCATACTTATTGGTTTCACTTAAGTATTTGAGTATTTCTCTGGTGTAGGTAGCGTAACCAGTATTTAAGTATGTAGCTTCGCTACAAAAAAGTATCCTCTTTTTCCGCATACTATTCCTCCGAACACAGATCGAATTCGTTGATTCTAAATACTATACTTTCATCATCCTTTGATATATTCTTGGCTGTTGCGTTAAAGGTAATTTTAGTTCCTCTGGTAGCAAATCTTTCCAAGGTCTCAGCGCCAGTGTGCCACGCTTCACAATGAAGATATGTGGGTATTTTGCTTTTCTCCCCAGTACTTTTTGTCTTTCTATATGTATATGTAACTACAACAAATTCTGCTAAGACTACATTATCTATAACAGAAGTTCTGGGATTCTCTGTAAAATATCCAGTAAAACAACAATTATTCATACCCTCTCCTATCTTAGTATATTAGCTTGTACAAGCTATAAGAACAACTTAAATTTCATGAACTTTATCTACAATTAATGAATTATCTTTAGAGCCAACTGATCCGCAAAACATCAGATTATTCCCTTCATATAATATATATTTATATTTCTGTTTAACTTTTGGGAATATAATAACACTGTCTAGTACACATGTGTCATCTTCAATGGTTAAGAATGACATGACCTGACCCTTAGATTCCCCTTTTTTGATAGTATAGTCTGCCATGCGCTGAATATTTGCTACTACGCAGATACCCTTACCGTTCTTGCCGTTGACTATATCTTTACAAGTTGTATTGGCAGATGATTTGTCAGCTGTATCAATTTTAGCCATTGTTACTGGGCATCCTAGATACCTAGTCTCTTGGTCTATAATCCAAGAAGGGTCATCATCTAAATCGTATGGAGGGTCTACCAGTAATTGAATTTCATTTTCTACTAACTGCTGCCTCTCTACCCTGCTTGTTCCACCACCTTGTTTTTTTGTAGGTGCTAGATCTTTTAAGCATTGGATGAAGTCTGTCCACTTTTTAGATTCGTAATTCTTTTGTATCCAAGTTTGTTCTGCCTTGGTGAGTGTTCTGTATATGTCGTAGTCGTATATTGCTTTGTTTCTGGAAATTTTTCCATTGAAATCTCTGAAAAATCCTACAGAAGCTAATGCTTTAAAAGCTGTAGAGCTTATCTTTGGAGCAAAGAAAAGTAGTATTTCTATCCAGTTAAATTTATTTATTTTTTTATTAAGTTCTTTTTCTGACTCTGATATTGCTTCTACTACCTTGTCTCCAGTTTTACCTGTGAGAGATTTTATATCTTTGATACCAAAGTAAACTTTTCTCTTCTTGATGTTAAACTTTATATCAAAGTTAGCAACGCTTGGTGTTCTTGGTTCTATGTCAAACAATTTTGCATCAGAAATTAATTCATATATCTCTTGGTGAGGGTCTTGTTTCTCATTAGCATAATAAAGATAAGAAAGAAAGAAATCTTTAGTGTTGTGAACCTTTTGATATGCACTCCAATAAGAACAAACGGCGTAAGATATACTGTGTGATTTGTTAAAAGCATACCTAGAAGATTTTTCAATCCAACTAAATATTTCTTCTGCTGTTTCTTTATCTACAATTCCAGTTTTCTTAGCGCCAGAAATAAATTTCTTCTTAACTTTAGCCATTAGGTCTGCTTTCTTTTTCCCAATTGCTTTTCTAAGATCATCTGCTTCTTGAAGATTAAACCCAGCTATCTTTTGTGCTATACGCATGGACTGTTCTTGATATACAAGTACGCCATAGGTAGGCAATAAGATCTCTTCTAACGATTCATGTAGGTATGTTACCTCTTCCCTACCGTGTTTTCTATCAATGAAGTGTTGGCTCATAGACTTGCCATCTACGAATGCTTTCAAACACCCCGGCCTAATAATAGCAATAAGTGCAGACAATTCTTCAATATTGTTTGGTGCAAGTTTTTTAGACCAAGACTTACCAAGGTTGCTCTCTAGTTGGAAAACACCCTTAGTTTTACCTTCTGTAAATAATTCCCAAGTTTCTTTATCGTCATATTCATTTGACATACAAATTACCGTTTGCAAACGCCTTGTCTAGTTCAATGTTTTGGTATACCGCCCTGTGTGTCTTCAATAGCTTTATAAAGATATTAGCTGTATCTTTAACATCTTGCAATGCATCGTGAGCGTTTTCTTTAGAAAGACCCATACGTTCACGTAGAGTATCCATACTAATTGATCTTATGCTAGGGTCTCCCTCAGTCCACATATGCATGTTATCCATTACGTCACACTTATGAATCTTACTAAATATTTTTTGTTGCTGTCTTGTTTCATCAAATGGTCCATACTCTTGGCACAATCTATTGATGATAATCATATCAAAACCAATGATGTTAAATCCTACTGGTATAGGATTAAAGAACGGGTCTTTCTTCCAATTGTATTGATCTACAAAAGAACAAAACTTTTTCCATACCGATTTTAGCGCGGGAGCTTTGGCTAGATCTTTTCTATTCTTACCAGTGACCTTTAGTGCGCCATCTTCAATTGGGTCTACACCAGCAGCTATAGCCTTGTCATCATCTAGTATAGGTTTAATTTCGCTATTAAACGATCCTTTCATAGCTAGATTACGACCATCCAATGCAATCGCCGCAATCTGTGTAGGTTGTGTTTTATGAGGATTACGACTTCCTGTTTCAAAATCAAATACGATATAGTCTCTGTTAGCCATAATTAGTCCTTCTTTTCTAGTTTCTCTAGTTTGTTAATACTTAAGTTAAAACAATCTGCTTTAACCTTAAAATTATTACTTGGATCAATGTCACCCCTCTTTAGTTTTCGAGCTTGCTTAAAATACTCAGCCTTATCCTTCTGTCCTAATATCCACGCCTTCACAGGTCTATCGCCTTGAAATTGCACTCTTACAAAAAAGTAAATATCACATCTTTGTTTTGTGTTGAACGCAGCTACTGAACAGTCATAGTTTGGTTTAGGAGGACTTGTGCATCGCTTGGTTTTTACATCATATGTTTTACCATCACTTACAATATCGAAATCATAAGTGTTGGCTTGAACTCCACCAAGATGATTCAAGGCTATCAATTCTCCTATAAAACCAGCAATGTTGCCATCGCCTTTTGTTATAGAGTTTTTAAGCTTGCCCAGTTCTCTTGCCATACTTCTAGCTTTAACTCTCATATAATCTGTAACTTCAACCTCTATCATTAGTCAATTCCTTTATTTTCATAAGTTTGTCTAGAAGATTAATTCCTAGAACATCAAATTTCACATGACCTAGTGCTTCTAGATCAGACATTTCTAATCCTGCAATTTTTTCTGTAGAACCTTTCTGTTGAATCATTGGGCAAACGTCTTTTAGTTTATCTTTGGATATGACTACTCCAGCAGCATGTTTACCCTGAGTTTTAAAAGTACCCTCTATGTTTATTGCTTGCTTGAAATACTCTGCATAGTCACCTTCAAGTTCTCCACTGTCTGTGATATGGCAAAAGTCCCTTAGTTCATCTGCCCTGTTGATTAAAGACCACCGTATGATTGATCTATCATCGTCGTCCATTTCTGCTAATTGGTCAGATATGTCTGCTTCATTTGGCACACTCTTAGTAATAGCGTTCATTTCACTAAAAGAACAAGCCTCGTTAATTCTAAGTACTTCTTTTATAGCACTTCTTCCTTGCAGTCTTCCAAATGTAATCATCTGACTAACATGTTCTTGACCATATTTTTCTTTTAAATAATCTATCACATCGTCTCTACGTTTGCCGGGAACATCCATGTCAATATCAGGTAGAGAAACATGACCGCCAGTGTTTCTTCCTGCATTATAAAATCTTTCAAAAACCAAATCATGTTCTACCGGATCTATCTTGGTAATTCCAATTAGGTAGGATATCAAACAGCCAGCAGCAGATCCTCTTCCGGGTCCGGCGAGCCAATTCTTGTCTTTTTCTACGTGTCTAATGATATCTTGAACGATTAAGAAGTAACCAAACAAGTCTGCATCTTTAATAACTTTTAGCTCTTTTCTAAACCTGTCTCCGTAAACTGTTTTCTTATCACTATCTTTACCAACTTTTGTTTGCACAAGAAGTTTATATCCTTCTCTAGCCATAGTAGTTAGATATTGTTCTTGACTTTGATTGTTGGGACATACGAATGTAGGCAACATGGGAGGATTAAGTATGTCGTATTCTTCGCAAGATTCGTACACATATTGCAACTGTTTACAGACCTTTTGTTCTTTTATGCATTTGTCATCTTTGCTAAAATAATCTAACACATCTTTATCTAAATCGCCTTTTCTAATTTTTGTTTGTATCTTTGGTAATGTAGTTTTCATAGCCGAACACAATAAGACTCTGTGTAGAACGGCTTGATCTGGAGTTACATAATAAGATGGTAGTATTTCATCTTTAGATTTTTCTATTGCTAAAAGATTTTTCCTTTTTATAATTTCTTCAGCAATATCTTTGTGTATTTTACCATCTTCGTCTGTCGTTGATACCATTTGTATTAAATCATGCCAACCATCTTTGTTTTTAGCATAGATAGTAGTGTTATCAAAAGAACATCCGATAATTGGCTTTACTCCAACCTTCTTGCAAGCTTGATGAAAAGACACAGCCCCTGATATAGATTTGTAATCTGTTATACCACAAGCTGGATAGTCATTATCTGCACACACTCTTGCAAGCTCGTGTGGTTTTGAAAACCCTTTTAGCAAACTGTAATGTGTAAAATTTTTCAACGGGAACCAATTCAATTATTTTTCTCCTAAGTAAAACTCCATATCAAACTTGTTAGTATGATTGAGGTCAATATTTTTCTTCATCAAAAAGCCACTATTCAATAAGCAAAGTTTTGTTTCTTGCAACAAAAGTCTATTAGTTAGATCTGGATGTGCTTCAAAGATTACTCTTTCAAAAGGTATGCCTTCCTTAACTAATTCTACCACTTGCTGTACTATTTGACAATCGTATCCTTCTATGTCAATTTTTATTACACCAACCCTGTCAACAGAGAAGACATTAACAAGGTCTCTCATTGTTATACAAGACACTTCGCTTATAGATATAAGTTTGCTATAATCAAGTGACTTGTGTTTACATTCTCTTATTATAGCTGGGTGAACTTCTCCAATCCTATTACAGCCCCTGAGAAAATAAGGTAGGGCATAGGAGTGTAGAATATCTGGATTTAAATAATATATTTTTTCAACGGTGCGTTTTTCCATTACAGCACCTTGAAATTTTTTAGTGCAATCGTAATCAGGTATTTTATCTAGATAAAATTTGATTGGTTCTACGTATATCCCACACTCACCCTCTTTGGGTATTGTGTATCTAAAATCTGATGTACCTATGTCTATAAAATCTATATACATTATTTGCTTTTCGGTGGCATTGGTATTTTAGTAGGCTCGTTAGGTTCTGGTCTAACCTTGTCTATTGGTAGCAGAGGGAAACTTTTGACTTCTTTCGTATTCATTGATATGCTCCTTCAATACTGGATATATAATGGAAACTGCTTTTCTACTAGCCACATTGTCTGACGGATAATGAACGCCTTGCAAAACTCTGGCGAAAGCACAGTAGTCTGATATTCTTAAAAAATCTTCTTTGTATTCTGGATACTCCTCTGCAAGCATTTTATATGCCAAGTCTGCATACATAGCGTGACCGCTTGGGTATGACGGTGTATGATGAGTATCTGTATGTAAAACTTTGATTTCTACGCCATAGTATCGCGCTATTTGTTCAGGTCTAGCCCTATTAAAATAATATTTCAAAGCGTAAACATATTGTTCTAATATATTCCAATATACATCAAAAGTAGATTTATCAAATTGAAGACTTTTAGATTTTAGAAAATCATAAAAGATTAGTAAAGGATCTTTATCGGCTACATAAACTAAGTCAAGCTCTTTTAAGCTTCTGTTCTTGGTTGCGTTAGCTACAACTTCTAGTTCTTTTCTTGTTGTTAAGCTACTATTTTTAGCTGGCTTTTTTAGTATATTTTTTACATCTATATTAGACTCATATGATATTGGTTGATCATAATAACCTATATCATCTACGCTTTTTTTAGTATTTATTATTGCGTCTACATTATTTATTAGTGACATTTTTCTTATGCTCTGTGAAGTCTTTGTTTAATCTTCTGACTAATCTAGTGCCAGCCCTACGTCTGAAGCAAGGCAAAATACCATGTATACATAAGTATACACCAGCTTTAATACAACACAAACCATGACCTACTGCAAATTTAAAGTGTTCGCAGTAAGTCATATTATTTTTATTTAAATGATCTCTCCATCTTTTTACCAAGCTTTGCATGACCAGTATCTAGCCTTCCATCTTGGGCCGGGATTGTCACAGTTGTGCCTTGCTCTGAAGTTCTTGCGTCTACCCGGATCATTCTTTTTGATCTTCATGTTAGGATCGCCAAAGTTTACTTTAACTACATTGCCTTTATCGTTTTTAACATAAACGCTTCTCTTCTTTGGTCCATCGGGAGTTCTAAATGGTTTGCCAAGTTGTACTTTTTTACCTTGGTATTCAGCGCCTTTACCTTTACGTAGTAATTCAAAATCTTCCTTAGTAACCTTGCCATCTTTATTTTTATCAAGAGATTTTTTTTGTTTCTCAGAAGGTTCTGATTGAGCCTTTTTCCAAGCTTCTGGGTCTGGTCTATCTTTATCACCCTTTTTAGCTGGCTTATAATTTTTACCTTCACGTTCTTTTTTCTTACGAATGTTTTCCCAAAGAGAGGCTGCATCATGCTCTTCTGTTTCTTCTCCAAAGTCTTCGTACTCTGCTTCAGCAGGAATGTAAAAGTTTTCTTCTGTAAGCTCTTCAGTGAATCCATATGTTGAACTGGTGTACTGATAATCAATTTCATTAATGTTTTCGGACATGTGTAAGCTCCCTGTTTGTTACGTGAATTGCCTTTGTTAATAAAATATCTAATTTTTTTTGTGATATTCTTGTTGAAAAGTAATCACAAATTGATTTTACCATTGGGTCGTCAGGATCTTTTTTTAGTTCTAGCCACCCTATTAAATAATTCCAAATCCTATCTTCTAAAACCAGAGGATAATTAACTCCATCTGGCCTCAAAAATCTGTGCAACCATTTAAACTTAGGAATACAGACAGTTCTTCCTCCGTTTTGTCTAAATTTTTCGTGTATATATCCTTCCTCGCCCCCAAATCCTTTAAAATTATTATTAAAACCTAACCAGTTTTTTGTTTCGCATGAAAAAACTCCTAGCCCTTGCATTGGTATATCAAATGGAACTCCTTTTTCGTATGACTTTACATCCTTACCCCACTTCCCATACATGTCACCACCCCAGCCCGGAGTAAAATGAGTAGAGTATCCTGTAATATTGTCATACATTAATGGTCCTTGTACTAAATCTTTGCAGTCTGGTTTGTCTTTGTAATATTCTAACAGGGCTTCTAATGATCCCGTTGGAAACAAAACGTGACAATCCATGCTTATGCAATACTTTCCTTCTGCGTTATCAAAAATTAAATTTCTAACAGACGTTGATTTCTTTTCAGTATAAGGTATGTATTTTACTTTTTTCTTACACCAGCCATTAATCCACTTCTTCAGTGCTGCTCCGTGGCTTCCATCTGGATTATTATCTACTACTATTAATTCTACTCTTTCATCCTGCACCAGAGGGTGGTGCAATCTAAGAGACTGTAGGGAGAAATACACTCCATTTATATCGTCGTATGTACACATTCCTATAGTTAATAGTTTTTCCATATTAGCCGGGAGCCTCGTAAAATCCTATGTCAAATCCTTCTCTACTGCAATCTGCAATAGTTTTGTCCATTCCATGTTCTTTTAAGTGCTTCTCTATATAAATACACATATTGTCGTCTGTATCACCCCACTTAGTCTTGCAAAAATGACACAAATTCTTACATTTCCAGTGCTTTCTCGTTGTATCTAGTGGCTTGGGGGCTATATTTTGCCTAATTTCTTGAACCCTATCTTTGAGCATCCCTAAGAACCTTCCTTCATCTTGTTTAGAAAAACATAAGCTAAAAGGAGATGGGTCTGGATTGCCATCTTTGTCTTTATAAAAGAATATACTCATAATCCTGTTAGGAAATTCAGGGTAAAGCTTAGATATAGCATAATAGTAAAGTAGTAGCTGTGGATCATTTTCTAATTTCTTATAATCTTTGATTTCTCCTGTAGCCCAATCCATTCTTCTGCCAGTTTTCCAATCTACTACCTCTATTGTATCATCGTTAATTTTAGTTACAAGGTCAATTGTGCCTTTAATTGCCAGTTGTCCTTGAATTTTTTTTCCGTCTAGTTCGTACTCAAACTTTGCCCAATCTTCTTCAATTGGTATGTCAAAGTGAGGTTCTGGATAATGTATATTTCTCAACCTTGGGTCAAATTGACCATCACCGTGATTGAGAAAACACCACGCTGTTGTAGCTATCTCTCCCCTGTCTTTACCGTTAAAACTATGTGGAGAATTTTTTTCATAAGAATCTATACTTAAATCAATTAATTTATTTACTAATTCTTCAGTATGTAGCTCTTCCTTTCTGCATTTAAATTTACCAATAGCATCATCATCAACCTTTAAAAACTTGACCTTGGGTTTGTCCTGCTCGTATTTTTTTAGTCCAGCTAAAACTTCCATTACCTTGTGAACCATCGTTCCCATGTCTGCCTTTTTACCGCTTTTGGATTGATAACCAAGCACATAAGTCATAAAATATTGCATTTCACAGTATGCGTAATTATTATAGCTTGAAGATCTAATGTATGTTACTATCATGGTTTACTCCAAAAGTGTTTTATCTTTTCTAGAGATTCACATAAATCAGTGAGAGAAGAATTTTTATTTTGTACTACATGATCAAATAGAGACCAATCAAAATTTGTAGGATCTAAAGCGGATTCACATTTATGAGGATCGTTGTAAACGTTCCTATCAAGTCTAATTACAATTCCTCCTGCGTTTTTTATCGCCATAACCTCGTTAGGAAATCTTACATCTGGTATTATCGCTACAGATGATTGTTCTTGTTTGATCTTCTTAATTGTGTAGTCTACCCACACAGTGTCCTTTATTGATCTCATGACATCTGTTCCAAAGTATTGTAAAAATTCTCTAGCTGTCATATGTATATTATCTAAAGCGTTTTTATCTTTTAACGCAGTATCTTGCGCAACGTATGGCGTGAAAGTATTCTTGTCCTCATCGGTTCCGTACACCTGAGTAGGAGATAGGTCAAATAAATCTACAGCCATAGCTTTAAGAGGGTCTGCAAAATGATATATTTTTACGTATGGAAACAAATTATTTTCAGCATATTCTAAAAAATCTTCATCTTTCCTAGTTACATCGAACACTCCCCAGCCTTCACTACCCACACTGTTTACTGTCTTTATTTCAAGCTGGCCTTTATTGCTTATTTCAAAATCTGATATCATGCCTAACTCTTTTAGGATAGACCCATTGATATAGTTTGCAACAGTATTTTTTCCAGCTTGTTTCCTACCCGCTATACCTATAATTGTCATTAGTATGTCCCCTTAAGGTTACTCAAAATGTCTTTTTTTATTTTGTATACTGACATGTCTCCCACATCTTTATCAATTAGCTTGGGAAATGTTAACCTATACATTCTCCCAAACTGTCTTTTCATTTGCACTCTAGCTTCTCTTCCAGCCTGATCATTATCCATCAGTATTATTAACCTTGTGATGGGTAGCTTTTTTATTTTTGATTCTTGATCTTTGGATATACTTTTCCCAAATATGCTAACTGCGTTTCTTACGCCAGCTTCATGTAGCTTCCATACATCTCCCTGTCCTTCGACTATGTACAAACAATTTGTTTCTTTCGCTTTCTCTATCGCTCTATGATAATTATAAAAATAGTAACGTTTGTTAAATCCAGATGGATATATTAGAAACTTAGGCATTCTATATTCTTTAATGGTCCTGCCTATCATGCCCACAAGCTTCTCTCCAGTATCATTATGTATGGGTATAATAGACCTCTCTTTCATTATACCTGTATCATAACAATCTCCCACGCCAAAATATTTTAAAGTAGATTTTTTAAAGCCTCTAGATAGAAAGTATTCAGAAGGTGTTTCAAATTCGTATGGGTTATCTATAATTTTGTCAGTAAAGTTTTTAGTTGCTCGCTTAGATATGGATTTTATCAGATTAGAAAAGTCATCTTCTTTTTCTATAGGGTCTATAGATTGATTGTACTGTTGTTTGTCTATATTAAACTCTTTACATATCCATTTTAATACATCTGTAAACTCAAGATCAGTACCCGACTTTTGAGACAAGGCTCCTTTTATTAATCCAAACACATCGTTATTAAATTCGTTTTGACAATCTCGCGTCCAACACTTCCATATACCTTTTTCAATAGAATAGGAAAAGGCTCTTGGGTTATCACTATTTTCATGACATGGACATACTGAATATATATTGTCACTAAAAGACTCATATTCTACGCCCAGCTTCTCAAGAACTTTTTCAATATTATTGTTTAGGTTCTTCTTCAGTTTCTTCAAGTTCATTTTTTATTTTATCCATGTCTGAAACTAATCCGGTATCACCTACTGGAGCGTTCTTGAATTCGTTTCTAGTCCTAAGTTCTAGTAGTTTTGCGTAAGCACCTTGCATCTGCATATTAATATAATCTCCATCATCAAGACCAGCGCCGTGTCTTGAAACAATTGGTACTAGCTTTCTATTGCCAGCGTTTGGACCATCTTCCGCTATTTCTTCTGCTGACTTTGCTTTAAATATACTGAAAGATGTACATAGCCATACTAGCCTGTCAGATCCACTTACCGCATCAGTGCTTTCTTTTGTTATACCGTCACGATTTAATTGAACGAAAGATAAACATGGTATATCTAGCTTGACGCACAGGTTATGCAGTGATGTAATTTGAAACCCTAGTGCTTGATATTCTTGTATGTTATTTGTAATAGATGAAGAGGACATAAGTTTAAGATAATCATAAATTATTACACAGTCATTTGTTTTACCAGACTCATCTGTTTTTACCTCTTGGACTATCCATCTACGTATAAGGTTCATTATATTCTCAAAAGGTTTACCAGCTACACTAATATAGCTATATGGTATAGACTCTATTTGACTAACTGCTTCTCTGACTTTTTCAGCTTTGTCTGGGTCATCCACGAACTGTCCTGTAGCAATTTCGTTAATAGGAATACCGCTAATATTTGCTATGATTCTATTTAAATGATCTTCCTTAGACATTTCAGTATCTAGTACTAGGACGGGTACTCCGGTGGAAGATACGTTAAGGGCAACATTATCAGCGAATACTGATTTACCAACCTTGGGTCTTGCAGATACAAGGTCAACGCATTTTCTTCTAAGACCACCCCCAATGGCTTGGTCGTATCTAGAGAATCCCGTGGGTACACCAATGATATCGCATTTATTTTCTTCGAGGAATGTGACATAATCTTCTATACCTTCTCCTATTTTCTCTGGGTTCTCTCCACCGTCATCTTCTCTAAGAAAATCTGTTACTGGCTCTTCTAGTTTTTGTATAATTTGATTAATGCTTTCAGAACCATTTACATTATCCATGTCCTTGTGGACTTTTAAGGTTAATTTCTTTATCTTACGTGCAAATTCAAACTTTTTCATTTGAACAGCAAAACTAAATACGTTATCTTGAGATACTGGAAATTCGTATAGAGAATTTATATAAGATAGCTCTTGCTTTGTGCTAATCTGTTCTATAAAATTAAGCTGTTCAGCAGCTGCTAACAAGGTAGAAACGTCTGGTTTTTGATCGTTACTTATTATATGTTCTATGCACTTATAAATAATCTTATTATTAGGATTTACAAAGCTTTCATCACATAACAAGTCTGATACATTAACATGAGCATCAATGCCATACTGTAACAAGCCAGCCAGAACAGCTCGCTCTGCGCCTATATCTAAAAGTTTTTCTTCCATCTGTTAGCCACCAATACATCTTTCGCAACGATAATACTCGCCAAACACCAAGCCTGCATTGATCTTGCTTACTTTTCCACAAGCAGAACATTTTACTTCTCTCATTTTTGGAGCTGATCTATTTCTTGGAGTTCTCTTAATCTCCGGCGTTTTAATATGTCTGTCTTCGCCTTCGTCTACCCAAGTGTTTTCTCCTGCCTGCACAATGCTTCTTCTTGGTTTTATGTTTTTCTTCATAGAAAAGTCGCCGTCAACAGCCTCTGAAACAGGTTCTTCATGCAGCCATCTAGCGTCATCTGTGACAGGCTTATCTGAAACCTCTGGTTCAAAACTGCCTCCAGATAATGCTTTTAATAAAGCCTGCTTTTGTTCTTCTGTCAACGTTTTTATAAATTCATCCATACTCATGCTCTTTTACCTTTCTCCATTAATATGTCTGCCTTCCTTTTTAATTCATATATCTTTCCATCTAATGCTTGAACTCTTGACTCTGCAATCTCACGGTAATGATCTACGGTGGCTGCATATTCATCATTTACAATTATAAGTGGTCTACGCTCCTCATACTTGGTATACTTACTAAACTGGTCGTGATTTTTTGCAACCATTTTATTTAGCTTATCGTTACACCAATTTAGCGCAATCTTCTGCATATTTAGTTCATCTTGCAGATGTGTTGAGAAGCTATACAATTCATAAGCCCAAGCAAATAGCTCGTCTTTAGTAAGCGTATTTATGGTATCTCTGTCAGCATTAGCACATCTATGCCAATCCTCTCTGAACCTTTTGTTAAACCTAGCATGGCTAGCATTTAAAAAGTCGTCAACCATAGCTTTCAAGTCAGCCAACTGCTCACTCGCCGTTTTCAATTTGTTCTCTCCATTGCTCGTCTGTGTCAGAGTACTTCAATACTATTATATCAATTTTGTTCAATTCGCACCACGCTATTTTATCTTCATCCTTAGCTTTAGCAATAGCAAACTCTGCTTTATTTTTATGAAAGAAAGGTGTGTATTGATAATGTTGTTGACCATGAACTTCTATAGCCATCATTATCTGTGGTAAATAAAAATCTAAATACAACACGCCTTTTCTGTGACTAGCTGTACTTCCGGGCAACTTGACTTCTTCAAGTATTCTATAGCTATGGAAGATAGTCTTCAAGAGTCTTCTTGCGCGAACGTGGAACTTTGATCTCTTCCGTTTGTCGTTTGCGTCTACAGAATAACTTGTTAAATTCCAAGCGTACTCTCTCCCATTTATACCAGTAACTCTCATTCAATAATCCTATAATAAGTTTAGCTAGTATTACACCAGCAGCAATTTCAAGAACATCAATTACATTCATTTCTTAACTTTCGTACTCCCCTTAGTGTGTTTAGGCACATAGGGGCAGTTTTTACATCCACTCCCACAACAAATACACCTGCTTAGTAAATACTCTTTACTGAGAGGTTTTGCCATTTACATTCCTGTATTCTTCATCAGTCCACATTTTATAAACTAAATAGAAGTCTCTTGGCTTCCATTGTTGTACCTTTTCCATATCAGACACTTCTCCCCGTGGTATAGAGAGAAGCATCATAAGATATGAAAGACATAATAAAACAATGATTATATTACTAGTTTTAGTCAATACTTCCTACTTCTCCACCAGCACGAGTAATAGCGCCAGCAAAAACCCTTAAGTCTACGTTATCGTTCACAGTTCTAGTAGAACCATCTGCATATACTGTGTTCATAACGCCGGGGTGCATACTATATGCCTCGCCATCATTAATAACATTGAATGGAACATTACCAGCACAATTCTTACACTTGTCGCCATTAGAATCAACACCGTGTAATTTAAATGGACCAAGACTGTCAGCCCATCCAATGCACTGATTAGTAGCACCTGTGGGTGATCTACCATTACTTGCCTTATAAACATCAGGTCTACTTGCACACTCTACAATCATAAGTGTATTAGAAAACCCA